ACCTACAACCAACGGAAGTGTTGCTGTAACACCACCATTAGATAGAGAGAATCCACCTGTGTCGGTTAGATCATTAATTGAAGATACTTTTAAAAGACTCATTAGTTAACCCCAGAATTCGTGCACAACAACAATACCCTCACGACCTCGGGCACCTCTATAACCAAACTCAGCACCACCACCGCCAGCGCCCCATGCAGCATATGATTCATGAGAGTGTGCATAGTGATGATTTCTGTGATGACAACCAGGTTGTCCGCCACCCCAGAATGAGGGACCAGGATAGTGACGACCATAGGAGTGATAAGATCCGTGTCCAGATCCTCCACCACCGTGGATGTTTAATTCACCGCCAGATCCATGTCCACCGAGTCCACCAGCGTGCTGTTGTGAGCAGTTGCCACCAACACCGCCGTTTGCTGATAGATACGATCCAAAACTTGATGCGTTACCATTACCACCGCAACCATTATAGTATGCACCACCGCCAGGTGATCCAACTGTAATACCTACAGAGTTAATATTTGCTACGTTAATTACTTTCTCTGAGTGACCACCAGCACCACCAGATTCACCGAATCCAGATCCACCGCCGCCAGCACCAGTAACCAAAACGTGAATAGTGCCAACACCGTTGGGTTTATTCCATGTGTTACCACCAGTATAGACTGACATTGATCTAATGCCAGACTCAACACTTAAGTCCTTCCATTGTAACTTAGTACCATCATTGGATAGAAACTTACCGCTGCTACCTGACTGTGAGGGCAAAACGTAAGAAGATTGTCCAACAATAGCACCATTAACCGTCAAAGTAGAGACCGTAAGAGTACCCTCCACCGTGACGCCGCCTCCAGAGAAGGAGAAACCCGAGACGCCCGTAAGATCATAGATATTACTGGTTTTAAGAATACTCATGAGACTTACTTTTTAGTTATTTATCAATAATACTCAAGGACAACAACGACTCCTTCTCTACCGCGTGCTCCACGATAACCGAATTCAGCGCCGCCACCACCTGCACCCCATGCAGCATATGATTCATGGGAATGAGCGTAGTGATGATTTCTATGATGACAGGAAGGTTGTCCACCACCCCAGTAACTAGATGCAGAAACACCACAACCATAAGAGTGGTGAGATCCGTGACCTCCGTTACCACCACCATGGATATTTAGTGTGCCACCTGATCCATGACCACCCAATCCTCCAGCGTGTTGCTGTGAGCAGTTACCACCAACACCACCGTTAGCAGACAAGTAACTACCAAAAGAAGAAGCGTTACCATTACCACCACATCCGTTGTAGTAAGCACCGCCACCAGGTGATCCGACTGTAACACTAACTGAGTTAATGTTAGTCACATCAATATGTCTTTGTGATGTGCCACCAGCACCACCACCTTCATGGAATCCTGATCCACCACCTCCAGCACCAGTTACAGTTACTAGAATAGATCTAGTACCTGAAGGTTTGTTCCATGTATTGTTGCCAGTATAGACCGACATGGATCTAACACCAGCAGAGGTTGCAACTTCTGCCCAACTCATGCTACTGCCGTCGTTAGTCAGAAATCTATTTGCCTGTCCGCTTACACTTGGCACCACATATGTGCCCACGGCAGAACCAGAAACACTTCCATCAATAACAAGGTCTGTTACGACCAAAGCACCGTTAGCAGACACACCTCCAGCAGTGAATGTAAAACCACTCACGCCGCTTAGATCTTTAATCGCTCCAAGTTTTAGTTGTGCCATTTTTTAGTTTTCTCTCCCGATTATTTATCAATGTAAGGTTTAAGGACATTGTAAAAACTACCTTCCTTATTTAGTTTCCCTGCATGAATATCTTCCCAGATCATTTCTAGGAGATCCATTGTTACAGGAGGAGGTGGTAGTTTTTTCTCAAGTCGTTTTTCATTAGCAATGACCTCACACATTGCTTCAAGACGTGATGCAGATGGGACGCGGATATGTGGATCTGCGAATTTAATCGTAGTCAAATCACCTTCTGTCATTGTAAAAGAGTGATCTCCACACACACGTACAATCGCCTGTGTTTTAATCTCATCACTAAAATCCAATCTCATCTTACCTCCATTGCCATAAACGAAGAAATACCTCTCATATCATTACTATCTCTATCATTAATATAGAGATCTCTGATACTTCCACCCCAAGATGCTGTGCCACCCACAACATATGTGCACATATTTTGAGTTGATGGCATATCCATAAACATCACAGTATGTGCATAGATGTGACCTGGCGTGTCATCACCACGATACCAAGTAGCAATACGACCATTGCCAGTATTACTGTTGTTACCAGGATGTCCCGATGGTTCGAGAGTTGTTTGACCACCACCAGCAATTTGTCTCATGAATCCAAAACTGGAGACGTGTTGACCAGTTGACATAATATTAGCAATCAACAAAATCTTAGAGTCAGTGTGTGTAGGTTGGATATTAATTTCTAAACCAGGAATTGCGCCATCACTAACATTTTGGGATCTAATAGTATATCTCAGTGGTTCTGTCTGAGCATACTTCACTTGGACTGGAGTACCTTCAGAGAGGTCGTTTTCCTCACCACCGATGATAGTCCATCGTGCTCCATTTTCAACTGTTACAGTATATCCGTTATCAATCTGAATCGGACCTGCAGAGAATCCGTTAGTAAATTCGTCACCACCGTTAGCAACAGGACCAACAGTAATGTTTTGTTGAATTCTAGGACCATTAGTCCTAATGATTGACTCTTCACCAACAGAGGGACCACCGCCACCAACATCATCCCAACCAGGTACACCTTGTGCAGCATCCTGAAGATATATCTGTGCCATATCTTCGGTGCTGTTATACACCAGTGTGCCGTATGCAGGTGTGCCTAGGGCATTGATCTGTGTTTGGTTAAGATTAGGCAGGTTGATCTGCTCAGTTACCTGAAGTGCCTCCATGATGGCACGAGTAACCTGATTAATCTGATTGCCAATAATCTGAGTTGCCATGTGAACCCTCGTTTACTGTTATTTATTTTTTAGATAACCAATTCACGAATTTGAATCACATCACCATTACCAGGTGGTGAAGAAATACTAAAGTCAACACTGTTAGATGTCACGGTGTAGTCAACACCAGGCACCTGACAAACACCATTCAAGAATACCAGCAGAGAGTATGCTGTGTGTCCTGCGGACACAGCGAAACTTGTTGTTGTTGCATCTCCATTGTAAACAACACCATTATTACTATTAGTTATGCCAGTTGCAAGTGCATACTTATCAGCACAACCATATTTACCAGTCACATCAATGTCACCAGTAACTGCTACGTTACCAGTAATCCTGAATCTATTGTTAGCGTCAGGTGCTTCACCGATACCATAATGAGTGACGCCATTATATCTCTGGGATGTAATTGGTGTAGTATCACTCAATCCAAACTTATACCAGTCACCAGCGTCATAGATCCAACCAAGTGCTTGTCCTGGTTCCCAATCCACGTTGTAACAGATATCACCGTCTGCATATGCACCACCAGCGTCAACATCGGGCAAACCAGTGCCTAATTCCTCAGCGAGGAATTGTTGCTTCAATGTGGTGCCATCATCATTGGAGAATGTAAATACCAGTGACTGCACATTCTCCTGTGATGTTACTTTCCTCTGGAAGGTAACAGGACCAGAGAATACAGATTCCAACTGGTTAGATGCACCACCGATAACGGTTAGTTTATCAGTCAACACCAACTCGGAGAATGTCTCGATAGTTGTGTCTTCTTCACCCAACACATTCAGTTGTGCAATATCTTCGTTTGTGATCTGACCTGTAACTGGGTTGATAACCTGGTTACCAACAAACAACTCACCATCACTGTTAACACCAGAGTAGTATGCAACACCTGATGCTTCTTTGAGAGACTGTGACAGTCTAACTTGCTCGGGTGTTAGCACCTCAACCTGTGTGGATGGGAATGCAGTTGAATAGTTACCTGGACCAAATCCAAGATACTCAAACGTGTGACCAGATGCTCTAAGAATAGAATATCTTCTCAATTCTACGAGAATAGGTTGCACACTATTGTCAGCGTTAAGTTTCAATGGAATCTTACGCTCTTCTTCATCACCAAGTCTTGCTGTAACACTAATACCATTCAACAGGTTAGATGTAGTGTTGTATCCGATGTTATTTTCAGATTCAAGCAAGTAATACTGTGAAGTTTCTTTCGTGATAGATCTCTCAGTATCAATGTTAGCAACAGGTGATGCACCATCAGTTGTATACACCAGACCCAACGTTTCATTATCTGCAACAGATACTGCTGCCTGTGGATCACCGACAGGGTTATCTCTGTCAAATGCAGGATACAGATCAACTGTCTGCTGTGAGAAGAAGAAATCGTTGAAGTTAGATGTAGATGGTGACACCGAAGCATTCAACAGTGTCAGATAGTAAATACCATCCGTAACACCTCTTTCAAATACTTGATGTGTTTCTACTGAGTAGATGTAATATGTCTTTGTATATGCAGGAGAGTTAGTTTCACTGGATCTAGGTTGTAGCACGAAACCAGTGATGGGCACTCTGGGCACAGGGAATGCATCCTTATCAAGGACATAACGATAACGATAGATTCTATCGACAAGGTTTCTTGAATCAGGAATTCTTCTAACAAAAGAGTTAGGTGTATAACCTAAGTTTTGATACAGTGGGTTTGCCTGTAGTGTCGTGTAAATGGTGTTAACTGATCCATCAACTTGCAGATACCATCCAGAGTTAGATTCATCCCATTTAATAGGAGAATCATCATCACCTGCTCTTGTGCCAGTAACAGATTTACCAGCAGGGTTGATATCAGCGTAGTGTGTTGTTGGGTCTGTAGATCCTGATGCTCTTAGGAGTACATAGATACGATCAGGTGTGTTAACATCATCACGTCGCGCACCAACAGTATAACCTTGTATTTTTGAGGGAGGTCTTCCCGCCTCTGTGGTATATCCATACAAGTAAAGTTTTGTTGGGTCAGCAACCGATTTTGTCTTAGTAATATCGAAAGACACCCAGTTAACAGATAATTCTTCAATATCAGTAATTGCTTTTGGTGGGATTACATGCGTAATCTGTCCTGCCTTATCCTTTGTAAATGCTGCTGCCTTAAATCCCTTGGATCTAAGAGACGTATTTCCGAAGTTACTATTACTGTTGGTAATAGAAAGGTCACCACCACTGTCAGAGAAGAAATGATCACCAAATCCCACAGCGAACACAGACACAACCTGAATGAATGCGTCATTGGATGCCTTAATATGGCAGTGACGCCATCCTTTACGGTATTTTGCCAATCCATTAATGTGTGCACCAGATCCACTCGCTTGCGCTTCATACGCTCCGTTTGTTGGATTATACACCACAAATGCACGATCGTCTTTCTGTAGAGAAATACCAGTAAACTGGGCAACAACCATTGATTTGAAACCAGTTGCACGAGATCCATCTGCGTGCATACCACCAATACCCCAAACTGATCTTAGCGAGCAGTTAAAGACATATGGTGATGCAGAGTCAACAGTATCGATCTCAACCTTAACAAGAACATTACTGCCAAGTGCGTTACCCGTGGGCTCTGCTGACATCTGATAGGTAAACTGGTTACCTTGTGCAGACGTAACTAGGAATGACCCGTTATAAAGTAGAGCATCCTGATCAGTAGGACCAGTGACACCAGAAATATTAACTGCCACACCCACAGAGAATCCGTGGTTTTTGGGGTTACCCAATTCATCCACGGTGAATGCTGTTGCTGTTTGTCCATTTCTAATAATCTGCGATACTGCAAATTCGTCCGAAATAGGACCAACGATTCTGTTTTCTTCGATTCTTGCCTGAATCTGGTCCTGAGATACAATACCAGAGGTATCAGGAATTGTAGCGTATGCTTTCGAGATCTTCTGATAGTAAAGCTCCAGATCTGCTACATTAGCAAACTCAAAACAAGTGAGTTTGTGGTGAGAGAAGTTAGGGGCAATAGTAGCAAGATCATCACGATAGTAAACACCAGTGGTGTCACCATCAAAGAATGACATCTGCCAGAAATAACAACCACCAGTTAGTTTGAAGATAGCAGTTGGTAGTGGTTCGTTAGATGCTGTAATACCGAGCGCACCACTAACTGTAGGATAGGGTACATACTTCGGCACAATTTTAGTACGACGAAGGTCTGATCCAATAACACTACAACCTCTAGGTACGACAATGCCACCCTGAGCAGAGTTGAATTTATACAACTCGTTAGAGGGTGACGTTAGATCGAAGTTTGTGTTTTCGTTGAATGGTTGAATGCTATTGAAGTCTGCCGTACCAGGACGGTTGTCAATAACATATTCAGATGGATACAGATAGATTGAGAATGCGTCAAATTCGTCGTTAGATAGACCCACTCTATATGAGAAACGTGCTACCTCAAGGAATGCACGTTGCAATGTCTTAAAAGGACGCAGCGCGGAGTTACCTCTATTGTCGTATGCGTCAGACGCATCGAAGTCGTCAGGGTTGACGTAGATAATACGTCCTGTCCTAGACGTGATGATATTTTTAAGACGGGTTAGTGCCATTTACTTTTTGCGTCCTGATATGGTTATTTATTAGTTGCCACCACCTGGTGCTCCACCACCGCCAGGTGCGCCACCAGCAGCACCACCAGCATTGGCGTCCTTGTTGAGTGGGATCTCGACATAATCAGAAGACTCAGTTTCAAAACCATTCACAACGAATGATTGACTTGCACTTGATCCATAGATCAAAAGGTTTTGACCAGGACCAACAACAATACTTGTATTCTTATCAGTTACCTTGGATGCAATCGCCTTGTCATAGAAAATGTAATCCTCTGCGGAGTAGACACCAGTTGTGCCCGTGTGGACTCCCGTTGAAATAGTTGCCACATCAAATGTCAATGCAGCACCACCACCAGATCCGAGAAGTCCATCATTAATAGTGATAGTATCTGATCCAGCATGTCCTTTACCACCATTAACAAGTGTGATCGTAGCAGCGCCAGATCCATCAACTACAACTGTTACTCTTGTAGTAGTGAGATCACCGCTACCAGTAGTTGAGGATGGTGTAAGGTTAGCATAAGTGCCTGCAGCACGAGAACCGTCTGCAGCGCCGATGTTGTTGATCGTAAGGATTTTGCCGTCAACAACCTCCGTCCTGCGACGGTCGGCGTTTGTGAGTGTAGGTGTGTCATAGAAAACAGTCCCCGCTGTGAATGCTGGAGAACCAGGAGACAGTGACACTTTCAGATGATTAGTTACATCATCAAAGTCATGCACATATCCATAGGGACCAGCGTAAACTCCATTTGCCTGAATAGTTTGAGTTGTACCACCGATAGTAAACGTATCAGCAGCGGCAAAAGGTTCGCCTGAAACATCATACACATAGATTCTAGTGTATGTTGGGTTAAAGTCAAGGTTTGCTGTAAATCCAACACCAGTTGTGCCGCCTGCCGCTGGAGGGGATCCAGTCAAACCATCAGCATATGCAAAGAGTGATGGTGTCAAACTATCAGCAACATCAATTCGTGTAAATGCACCCGAAGATCCAGCAGTACCTGCCTTAGTAATATTCTGAGTATACTCAGTACCTGGTGTAGGTGTGCCGTTGGTGCCCTCTGCGTTATCAGAGGAGAATTTCATAGGATAGTTTGTGTTACTTGCGTGCTCTTGATCAAAGATATATGTCCTATCAACATCAAGAGTGTAAGTATCAGCAAAGGTGTGATCAGTTGCATTCAAACCAGTCGTAGACAATACGAAACGGTTTTGGTTTACAATAGATGCGGTTGAAGTGAAGTTAAGAGTAATAGATGCAGAAGATGTATTACCTGTAACGTCTTCGCCTTCACTGAAGTAGTTAACAAGATAGTCACCGTTGTTGGTGAGGAGAGTAACGTTAACTGCGTTATTGTGGTTAGCATCAGTTGTGCCGACCATACCACGAGTAACAGTCAAGTCGTTACCAGCAACACCAGTAACTTCAAGGATCTCGTTATCAATCAGAATAAAACTACCAGTCACAAAACCAGTAGAGTTAACAACAGTCAAAGTTGTATCAGCAGCAGCGAATGTGCCACCCTCGTCGATTGCAGTCACGGTGCCAGATGCAGACCATGCAGTTGCAAGACGACCAGGAGGAATCTCGCCAGCAGTTGTGCCAAGTGCACTACGAGTAATAGTCAGAGTGTTGGTGGTTGTGTTAATACCAGATGCATCGATAGAAACAATCTCAGTCAGAGAAGTATCACCAGCATTTGTCAATGTAAGATACATACCATCTGCAAGACCAGTATTTCTGGAGATTTGCAGAGAGGTTGCACTGTTAGATACGTTGGGAATAATATTCCAAACACTGTTAGCGACACCTTGACCACGGAATGTAGCGGTAAGTCCAGAGGTTGCACCAGTCAGAGTTTCACCTGCTTGGAATGTACCTGAAACAACACCCCCGTAGGAAAGTTCGTTGAGAGACTGCACCTGTGTGTAATAGGTGACATCAGTAATCTCTTTGAAGATGTCTAAAAGTTTTGCTTTTGCACCGTTTGTAGAGTCAATATTAGATCCTGGCAAGGCATCAGCATAGTTATATCCTGGAGAAATTTCCAGTTGATATGCACTAATAGGGTTACCTTTTTGATACTGATAGGTGGTTTTTGTGCCACCATTTTGAGATTCTTGTCCATCAAGGTGCAACACCTGATCGTAATCTCTCAGTGCCATTCTATAGGTGCCTGCTCCACTGTCCCAGTTTGTCACGTTGACAACTGTGCTGGCAGTAGCAGTGATGGGTGCTTGATACAGCACCGTATTTGTTGTTGCGCTTGGGTTACTAGCTGCGAGTCTTCCTGCTGTCATTTTTTAATTACCATCCTGACTGGAAATGTGATTGGAGTCTCAGTTGACCACCAAGTGTAGGTGCTGAGATAGGACCACCGAAACTAATTGCAAGGTTAGAAATGTTGTTGGTGGACAACAACGTAGCATCAGCGTTAGGGAATTGAATTGTAACACCCTCGGTGATGTTTGAGGTGTCAATGTTAATAATACCATTGACCTCGTTGGGGTTGTTAAGACTAAAATTCTCTACCGTCTTGTTGTAAAGTGTTTGAGTCTTTCTCTCAGAAACGAGGATATTAGGTTCGCCCTGAGGATTATTTAGCGGCGCTGTAATAGCGTTGTTTGGGAAAGCAAAGTTGTATGTTTGATTATCCTCAATGTTGGATAGATCAAACTGAATCTTTCTTCCATCACCCAATTCAGTATCAGTATCCGCGAATACTGCACCCTTATAAACCTTTGCAGTCAGTGTTTGAGACGATGCCTCACCAACTACCTTGACGTTAAGGTCAGGGAATGTAACTGTGCGATCAAGTGTCAACTCTGAAGAATCAAAGATGACATATTTCGTGGGATTATTTTCTTCGTCGGTTGATGGTGTGTTAGAGAATGTGGGGTTAACCATATTCTTGTTAAACACATTCTGCTCTGTGATATCATCCAGAATAGTAGATTGTGTATTAGCAGCACCAAAGTCGGGAAGTTTATATGTATGAGTGCCAGGTGACTCCCAGTTATCAACCTCAAACTTAGCAACTTTCGATGTGGTAGTAGATCCAATGATCGAAAGGTTTGCGTCAGTAATAAGAACAGTCTTATTAGTCAGCGTCTGGAAGGTGTCATTAGCAACCAGAGTTGTGCTCGTGCTGCTGCCTACATCGGGCAAATCAAAGCGACGTGTGCCAGACTGAGACGAAATAGTATCAACGTTAAAGTGTGCTCTCTTCGCGGTGTTTTGATCACCTTGAAGATAGAATTGCACGTCAGTGAGGACAGTTTGTCCTTGCACTGTAAAAAATCCACTACCTTGTGGAGATATCTGCACGTTGGTATTTGCAGATGCGGAATCAATCGCTCTGATAACAAGCGTCGATGATCCGTCAGTATTTGCTGTGCGACTGTTATACAGAGAAGCAGATCCGAATGTCAAACCAATCTCGTTGACCGCAGATTGGTAGATTCCCGTATCTCGGTCCAAATCAAAAGCCATACCAGGAGCTGTCGCAGAACCTGCAGACAGACTTCTAAACAGTTGATTGATCTTTGCCTTACGGTTAGGGATCAAAGGATCAGAGATAACGATAGGAAGAACAGCTTCGCCCGTGACCAATGCGTCAGCAATAGTATCTAATTGGGAGATCCTTTTAGTTGCCACGTTATCCTAGCGTTTCATACAGTTTTATTTATAAGACACAAAAGCGTTGGTATTTATCACAACGCGATCTTTGACAGCGGACCTAAATGCCGAGTGAAATCGTGTGCCATCGAAGATCACTGCTCTGCCTTTCTTTGGAGATACCCTTCTAAACTCATGAAACTCTGTTGTTGGTTGAGTTTCCATAGTTACATCAGGCCACTTCTCCTCATAAAATATAGTGTCCCCATCAATATCATGTGGATAATATAGACAAACATGATGTGGTGAATGTAAATCTACATGAATAAATTCAAGACGATCCTCGTGAGGATCTGTTTTGAATGCTCTTGATACATGTATATCATCAACTCTATACCCACACATATCAAATGCTTCTAGCACCATGGGCACAATTAAGTTAAATGCAGGAGTGGATCCATCGGGGAATGGTTTATTAGGACCACACATAATGTGGTGCCACCCTCTACGTTTATTACCTAGGTGCTCAAGTCCACCACTGTCACCCATAGCAATGTCATCAATCTCTGTCCACTCAACAGCAGGACCAAAGAAATAATTCTCGATCAGATGTTGATAGGCAGGACAAAGAAAATCATCAACAATAATAATATCACTCATGATAATTGATATTTAGCACGATCCTTTCCGACGCATCTGTGCATGTAGCACCAGAATGTTGATAACTGCTAGGAAAGATAACTGCACGATTAGCGACAGTCTCGATAGTTTGACCATCAGCGAATTTGGTGTAACCATTATTAGTGCCGAAATAGATTATAGCAGTTTTTGCGGTAGGAGATTCATTATCAATATGTAGACCCTGCTCAGTATTCTCTACATCTTGTGGTTGTAGATTGAGTTTAACTCTAATAATAGATGTTGCTTGCAACTTTTCAAAGATTGGAGTCAAGTGATCAAAAAACCACGACTGTGGTTTGTATTCATTATAAATGGTGTGCACAAATTGCTTGTGCCCATCTTTATAAGCATTAACTCCATTAGACCATACCCACATAAAATGATCATCATTGACCATATGGTCATATAGATGCTCATATACTTCAGGTGGTAAGTAGTTGTCGATTACAGTGATCATACTTCCTTCACACGGAAGCCAAACAACGGACTTGAACCGTTGACCTACTGTTTACAAAACAGTTGCTCTATCCAGCTGAGCTAGTTTGGCAATTCTTCAAAATTCTCGATCATATACTCCAGATCGAATAGGAGTGGATGTGCTTCTTCAGCAATCAGATATTCGGACCATCGGTAGAGATCTTCGATATGATAGCGTTCTCTTGTATCTGCGTCAAGTGCTACGTCTTCCATTTGTTGGACAGGAAGTGGCAATTCATCAAATGTGAAAGGCACTCCTGAAAAAGTCCAAATCTGGACAATACCGATTGGTCCATCCAAACCATCAAGATGTGCGTAATGAGAGAGAATCTTGATTTTCTTCATCCGAAACTGACAGGTTATACACTATGTAGGATATTATATTGGTCCTGTCCCATGATATTGAATGAGATTATGATTCTTTCATAATCCGTGTCACACATTTGACTTTCATGAATTAGGAATGATGGAAAAATGATGAGATCACCCTCTTTCACATCAGGTTCGTATTGCATGAGATCACCATTAGCGGGATCTCCGAATGGTGAGAAGAATCTAGTTGGTTTATGTTTACCCTCTTCAAACTGCACATATAATACAGCAGAGAATCCAGTAGCACCATGATTATGTGGTTCGTGTCTGTCACCCGCTCGTGATCTCTCACACCACATATTTACAATCTGGGCAGGACATGGATAATACTGTGCAAAATCCTCCATTGACTTCTGTATTAGGTTAAACACCGTGTTTGCATACAGAGGCATGAATGATGCCATTTGATTATCATAGTAATCTGTGAAATCTCCCTTCTGTAAAAAATCTGGGAGAATTTTTATCAGACTCTTTTTATTCTCTTCCCAGTTTTCAATTTCATACTTATAGATTGGTATCTCAAATACTGGGAGTTTCATTAGAAGTCCCTCGTCATATCAGCGAGAGATTCCTGCACATAGGCAGCAATATCTTCTGGGGAATCTACTTCTGCTTCTTCTGGAGTGGGGATGTTAAGACGAGGATCGTGCTCAACGAATCCTGCAATAGGTGCAATCATCACAGAGCGATCACGTTTAGTCTTCATCTTTACAGTATGTCCTTTCTCTACCAGTTTGAGAGCAAAGTCAACATTCTCCTCAAATTCTTCTTGGGTTAATTGAATAATATTCATGGAGCGGAATAAGTAATAAGTTCGTCAGGGACGTTTTTCTTGAAAGATGTGATAGTTTCATGGAATCCTTCAGCACCTTCGTCATCAAATCGATACTGAATCACTTCATCGTAACCCTCATCGTCTACGATAGTGATCTTTCTCTGAGTAAAATTGACAAAAATATGTTCCAGGTAGGTTTCGTTTTCCATTGAAAGGGATCTTAGACCCTTCCATACTACATCAATTCAGCAGCAATGGCAAGCCATAGACTTGGTGGGGACCAACAGCACAACCAGTTGCCATGAAACCAGTGCCCACACCATAAGATGCAAGACCAGTTGTCACTTGGTTAACAATAGCACCACCAGGTGAGGATACAATCTCACCAATAGCACCAGTTGCTGAGGTAACGAATGTAAAGTGTGCACCAGATGTGCCGAGAATAATATCTGCCATAGCAGTGGGAAGTGTGTTACCCACACCAATTCTCATATGCACAGGAGGTGTAGTGCCAGGAAATGGCACGTCACATGTGATATCTACAATGGATCCTTTAACAACACTGAATTGACCAATAAGACCAGGAAATACATTAAACAGACCAACAAATTCAAACCTACCAGCATTCAAGAAGGATGAAATCCAGTTTGCTTCGTTAGTAATCTCACCATCAGCAACATTCTGAATGGTATTACCTTCCAGTCTGATTGTAGATCCGTTGATGTTGAAGTTGGAAATAGCAGTCAGTTTGACCTTGTTACCTTGGATGGAAACATCACCAGTGTATGCAACGTTGTGATCACCAGCGATAACCTCTGCAGATTTCTGCTCTTTCTTGTCCTGCACCTGACCTTTCAGTTGAGCACCATTGGGGTGACGACCATATTTGTCAGCACCAGGCACACGAGGATAGTCATAACCATCCCAAGGCACTTGCCTTGCATAAGAGAAGTCTGCTTTGTTGTCTTGGTCTTTCTCTAGTTTGTCAAGTTTACGCTCTTCTTTCTTAACACCCTTAAGGATTGCATCCTCTTGTGCTTGAGCATCTTTATCAGGTTGTCCAGTGCTAACGCCACCACCACTGGTTTTCTCTTTATCGTTAGGTGGTTTCTTAGATGATCCAGATGCCTCTGCTTGAGGACCATTACTCATGTTTTCATTGAATGCACCGATAACCTCAAGGTTGAAGTTACCCATGACTTTCAAGTTATAGTCACCTTCAATGGTGACACACTTATTACCTTTAACATCTGTGCACTGGTCTCTTGCAATGATCTTTGTTTCATTGTTAGGGACATTGGTGTGCTCATTACCATATGAGTCTTGGAATTTAGTAACACCACCAGGACCTTGCACGATTGATTTGAATTTACCAGGCGTTGCATCTTCGATGTGCTTGGTGCCATTCAACCAACCCTGCACTGCCATTAGTGTAGGATCAATTCCTTCAAATAGACTATTAATATATGATTTACCACTGGTATCACCAGAGTAATCTGCCACACTAGCATAAGGTGTGGACTGGATGAATGTGCTTAGATTATCACAATCAGTGGACCCCAACAATGGGAACCACTGTTTCGACTTCGGTCGTTTAATTTTCCTCCCGCAGTCTTTCTTAACAAATAGACCCAGCAGCATCTTAATGAAACCAATAAGATCACCCCAGTCAAGTGAAGTAAAATCAATGGAGAAGATCTGCTGCAAAGTATCACCAATCTGCCTTGCTTTAGATGCTAGTGCTTTTGCAGTATTAATACCTTTTACGACAGTGGATGCAATCTGTCCTACCTTTTCAGTTGCTGATTTAATACCACCAAGGATACGATCAGTAATACCTTGGACTTTGTTTTGAATGAGTTGACCGATGCTGGACTGCACAACCTTGTCAACAATCATATTTGCCATACTATTGGCAAACCCACTCACATCCCCTAGCGCACTTTGCACCAGTCCTAACCAACCAGGTGGAGTGATACAGAAGAGATCTAGGATTGTCTGTAGCAGATCCATGATACCCATCAGCACTGCCAGTGGGATAAACTTGGAGACGATCTTCACGATCTGATTGACAACCTTAGCAATAACTTCTGCCAAGAATTCTTTTAGTGGTGCAAGGATACCAGACAGACCACCTGAGATAAAGTTAAAGATCTTACCTAGGTGCTCCAGCATCTTATCACCAGACACAGATTTACCTGTGATCATTGACACGAATGTGCCAGAAGGATTAGTTGCCAAAGATGATGCCATCGTGCCCAACTCAGTGAGCATACGAGTCATATCTTTTTCAAAACCATCACCAGCAGGACCAACCGCACCATCAGCAATACTCTGTGCTTGTGTAGGAGGTTTGATTGGGTTACTAACTGCGTTACCCTCAGTAGTTTGCTCAGCAGTGGAGATACCCGTGCCACGGGATTCTTCCTGTCCACCATTTACATCAGAAGGTTGCTCAGACTGAATCTTAACCAGTGGAGATCCAGAGTTAACCTCTGTGCCATCCATTGCTGCCTGGTTAGGGTTGACAGCACGCTTCTCTGCCTGTGTGCCATCTGCAACAGTTGTCCGCTTATCGTCTGCCTTGGTTTGGAAACCACGAAGTGCACCCATGACACAAGGGAGTTGTGCTTCTTCACCATCAAGGAAGAAACCAAGGACCCACGCACCAGACTGCAATTCAGTGCCAGTACCTGCGTTTTTTACTTGTGCTTTGTCTGTAGGGAGCAATACAGTTGCCCATGGCAATGTAGATGTAGGGACAGTCTTAGTATAGTCTTCCTTAGTTTGGTGACCAGTATACCATCCAAGGATTCTTACCTTGACACGACCCAACCCAGCAGGATCATCGACATTCTCGACCTCTCCTACCCACCAAGTGTAACCATCCTTGCCAGCAAAATCTGAGCGTTGTTGCATCTTATAAAGGGTTTCTTTTATTTAGTCACTCTCTTGAAATGAAATTCTCCTTTATCTCCTTCCTTACCCCAAACTAATTCACCAGTATCAACTTTTCTACCAGCATCACGGGCAAAGTACTCGTAATCATTGAATTTCATTGTGCTTTCTACTTCAAGTCCTCTAGAGACACAAGGACCGTCAGGTTTACCTGTCCAGTATTCGCCATCCCATACAATACAATAGGGACAACCATATTTCTTTTCAGGATCTAATAGGTTTACTGATTCTACTCTTACCAAACCATCAGTCTCATATCTCCAGAAGAAATAGTTATGACGATATGGTTGTGAATCATTCAAATAATTATACCATGATTTGAATTCTAGGACGCCATCTTCTACCTTAGTGTATCTAAGGTGAATCATTGGCCAAGTCCTCGGGTTACTGAATGCTTGATGTTTATTTAACCAATGCCCCAATATAAGCTCTTCAAAGTTCCTCATAACCCTTTCATGGTTAATTATAATAATAAAAAAGGAGGTTTGTCAACCCCCCTTTATGTATCACTTTTTAGTCTTCATATACTAGGCACTCAGGCTCTGATGGGAATTGATCGCAATAAAGCTCGAGATATGTGGGATCGTGATGATCTCCTGCTTCGATTTCTTTCTTGTGGTGCTCAACATAATCCTCTAGATCATGCAATTCGCTTTCGATGTGACGACGCATTTGAGGATTTGTGTTAGGATTGTCCAGAATTTCTTTATCCTTCTGGATATGTGCTTCGATATTTTCCATTGTTGTTAGAAGCGTATAGGATTAGTAGTTTTGTTTTTTGATAGAATCCCTTAGTAAGGTCATCTTAGTTGTAATACCTTCCTTTCGGTAGATATGTTGTAATGATGCAATTAGATAATGACCACTGTAGATCAGGTCCTCTTTAACGGTCTTACCTTCTTGCTTAGCGGCAGGGATTGCGACCTGTATAATATGCCCCGCCCCTAGTCCAGTATTGCCAGGTACTTCAACCTCCAATTTGATTGCTTTAAGTAGATTGTAGCGAGCCGCTGCATATTCTGCAACATTTAATGTATCTATATGGGTGGTGGTGCCGTTGTTAGCATCTCCTAACCCTGCTTGATTCTTAAATGCAGGCACAATTCTGATCTTATTTCTGGTTGGTGATGCTTCCATCATCTTACCAACTTTATATGGTGGCTCTTTTTCAAGGGTGCTAGCTCTCTTGAATAGATCACCAAATTTCATTTCTCTAGGTCCAGAGATTGTCCCAGCAGGTGAGCTCTTCTTATCGGAAGTAGCACCTGTCTGTGTCATTGAGCTGTCTGTGGGCTTAGGAATGGAGATACCAATCGCTAGAGATTTGTATGCACCATACCTCATCTTCTCGATATGGTTTGCCTTATCAGGGAATTGCACTGTCTCAATGTTATAGAAACCGCTTGTCCCCTCTACACCTTGCTGTGTGTAAGTATACTTAAACTTATCTCTGTCTTCCATCAGAGCACCTTCACACATACCATCGATGGATCTAAATTGGAATCCATCTTTATTTTCAAAAAACATATATCCAGACTGAGCTGTGGATACATTACCTTTACCATTCTGTCTGGTTACTTTGTCACCGATGTATGCGATACAGTCAGTAGGTCTCCAGTTTGGGCTGATAAAGCTCAGCTTACTATGTGCCTCGAAGTTTTTCTCCCGAGCCTTCTTGTTATCTGCTTTGAGATACTTCTTGACAATATGTCTAGGGATATTGTCTACATTCTTAGATCCTTCACCAGGACCAAATGCATTGAATACCTTGTTTAACTCGTTGTTATATGCCTCAGGTGACACACAGTGCAAAACAAACATCTGAGCTCTCTCACGCTTGATCACTGAGCCAATCTTATACACTCTGAGCTTAATGTTTAGTGGAGAATCCTTAGATGAATCTGTTACCAAGTTAATACTAACAGTCTCACCACCTCTCAACATTTTGTTGAAGTCAGTAGCATCCACAACAGTGATATCACATCTTAGGAAAGGTGATTCAATAGATTCAACATACTTAAATGACGCTACAATAGCTGCCATATCAAAGACTCTCTCACCCTTTTGGCGTGCCTTGGCATCAATCTTTTCCTTAGGATCGATCTCGGGCTGAATCTCGATGCTTAGCTCGTTGAGTTTATACTGTTTTGACTTTCTCTCTGCCATATTACATCAAGTTAAACGCTTCCGTATTGGAATCAGCAACCAACCCAAACTTAGGCTGGAAGAAATCATCTACGTCATATTTATCCTTACCAGGTAGGAAACTAAGGACCTCTGTGTCACCTGCAGCTGCACCTTGTTTCTGCACTGCACCGATTGCTTGACTGCTTGCCTGTTGGTATGCCTGAATTTCTTCAGCTCTCTGTTTAATAGCGTTTGCCTTATTTTCTTTACGGTCCTGCTCTTTACTATCAATAGTAGATCCAGCAGTAGCGCTAGGTTTAAGTGAGCTCACCATGTCTGGGCTGAATGCTTCCTTCAGTAGATTGAAGGACTCTTTCAGTCTATCAATAGGTGACTTACCTTCTGTTTTCTTGTCTTCTCCTGAGCTGTCTGATCCTGAGCTCTTACTCTCATTATTCTTTTTACGATTCTTCTCATAGGCTGGTGTCGTATCACCAGTGGATGTATCTGTTGCAGTGGCACTACCTGTTGATGCCATCGCCTTATACATCATCTCAGGGGTGATGTGTGCTTTATTGCTACCTACACCTGCATAATATGACTCACCTTTCTTAAGCATCTTTTTATGTCCCTGCATATCCTTAGGCACAGGGATTGCAGCCCAGACTTTAGACAGTCTGATCATTGCCTCATCAGGATCATCCTTCATCATCTGAGGAGTCACACCCGCTTGACCCTTACCGATGAGATACTTAGCGATCTTTCTCTGGTTTGACTTATTATACTTAGCTCTAGCAGGATTCAGCCCAACTGCGCGAGCTCTACTTACCAAGAATTCAGGCATGTTTTGATACATACCCACTGCACCAGTTGCCTTACGAGCAACCTCTGAGATAGTCATCTTAGTGGCACCCTTGAGCACAGTGCTTGGATACATTGCCTCATATCCACCTGAGCCCGACTCATACTTAGCGATGAGATCTAAGACTGCATCAAACTCACCACCACCAGAGAATTGTGGTAGTTGATAACCACCCGCCGCGGCCTCTCTCCATCTTAGGGAGGTGAGTCCATGATTTCTGTCAGTTGCAGGAGTATCAAATGGGACAACAAAGGCACCACCAGCAGCCGCCTTTTTATACCCCACCCATTCTGTGCCATGACCAATGAAAGATACAGATCTACCACCATCAAGGGACACAGGATAACCTGACTTCGGACCTTGGATCCATCCACCTGCTGCCCTTCCTTTATTCCAACCGAATACGTTGCCTAGTAAATTACCAGCGCCTTTGATTAGACCACCAACAATAGGAATATTGCCGACCATATCACCAACTGCACCAGCTAAACCATTGGCGATTGCTTTGAATGGAAGCATAAGAAGCTCACCGAATCCACTCAGTAACTTCTTGACTTCTTCCATTTGGTGGCTAAACCACCCTGTAATCTGACCAGGTATGGTCATTGTGCCACCTTCTTCCGCCTCAGGTAAACCAGGCGGTGGACTAATTGAAGGTGTGACTATCTTACCACCAGCAGCCTTACCTTTGACTTCTTTATCTTTCTCAGCTTTACCACTAGGTGCAAAGAATTTAAGGACTGCTGTCAATCCTTTCAGCAGTAATAGCAGTGGTGCAAATATAACTTTAACGCTTGTGCCAACGATCTTCTTGATCATAGGCATATGAGGCTTGAGGAATTCAATGAATCCTCCCATCACTGCTCCCAGAGCATCAAAGAATTCAGTCAAACCATCCTTAATAGGTGCGATAGCAGCATCAAACACCTCCTTCATCATTGTGAAGAATTCTTTAATAGGAGTGACCAGTGGCTCCATCATGCCACCGATAGACTGTCCTATCTTTCCACCTAGGAAACCACCCGCAGCACCAGCAACCATACCCATGCCAGGTATGCCTGTCTTTGCACCCAGAGCAGCACCGATTGCTTGACCAGCACCTGCACCAACACCTGCACCGACTACCTCAGAGGTGCTACCACCACCTGCTGCAACCAGTGAAGCAGCAGCTGTGCCAGCTGCAACAGAGCCCAAGATGGCTCCAGCTCTCGTACCTGGTCTAAACTTCTGACCAAAGGTCTTCATCTTGCTGAAGAGTTTACCACCCTTCATCAAGTTACCCAGACCTGTAATCAATCCCTTGAGCACATTGGCGAGCCCAGAGATCATTGCCTTGGGATTCTTAAGGAATGCGTATGCACCTAACAGAGGTACAAACCCTATAAGGAATTGCCCAAATCCTAAGAGACCTTTGAGACTGATTGGATTCTCAAGGAATTTTGTAATGCCATCAAATGACATACCAACCAGAAAGCTGGTGACTTTGTAGATAGTTTTACCTATCGCAAACAGTCCTTTAGCTAACTTCTGGACTTTACCTGGATTTTCAATGATCCAATTAAATATGGCGAATTTGACAAATCCACCCATTAACCACATAAACAACTTACCTAGAGTCCCTAGGATGCCACTCAGAGCACTCTTTCCTGCAGCCTTGAAATTCTCCATGGCATTCAGGAAATGAGCCTTAGAGGTCATTTCAACTTCATCTTCAGCGCTGTCTCTGCCTGCCTCCTGCTCTTTCTTCTTATCTGCAGCAGCTTTCCTACGCTGTAATCTTTGCTTATCAGTTTCAGCTTTCTTTTTGCTTCTTGTTACATTGTTAGCTGCTGATACTTGAGCTGCAACACTTTCTTTGATAGCGAGATTCATATTCTCGCATGTCATAGCTACACTATTCAGTGTTGCACCAATACTATTAACACCACCTAGGAGATTCTTCATCCCCAAACTCATATCACTCTCTACATCTGTCAGTCTCTTTGCTGCAGTAAGTGGAGTGTATTTCTTGGCAGCACCAGTCATCTTCCCTTTGAAGGAAACATACTTATAGAGCCGAGCTCTCTGTACTTTTACTTGTGGTTGCTGGATATCTGCCATTACCTAGTTAGCATTCCATTTGTAGTGTTAACTTCGACGATTCTATTTGACACGCCGCCCCCATTATTTATCGGGATTTCCACAGGTACTTTGACCATTACAGGTATTGGAAGAGATTCTTCCAGCTCTTCCTTCTCAACCTGGTGAGCTTTCTCTTTCAATACATTCATAGCTGTGATCTGTTGATTCACTGCAGTGTCTGTTGCACTCATACTGACATCAGCACCAGAAGATGCAGTGCTAGTAGGAGCAGGAGCTGGTGGAGCAGGATTCAATGACTCAGAGAATCCACCACCAAATGCTTCCTTGAGCTTGTTAATTGCTTCTTTGATTGACTCAACTCTAGTAGCAATGCTGTCTTTCTTCTCTTCTTTCTGCTCCGTCTCAGGTAAATCTGTCCCAGAACTATCACTCGGAGCTGCTGCACCAGGTGTCGCTGCAGTTTTAGGGGAAGTGGTTGTACCATCAATTTCTCTAACAGTGGAATCACCACCCATATAACCGCGTGCCTTAGCACGGATGATATTACCACCCTCACCGTCTTTACCACCTTTCTTCAGACGTAAGAGGTCCCAACGTGTGCCATCACCACCCCACATTGTAGGACCATAGTTATCATTCCTAGGCAACAGACCATCTTTACCAGATGCTGCCTCAGCATGAGTCATCACATTCTTAATGTTGATATCATTAGGACTCCATCCCCATGCTTTACCAACGTTGGCAATTTCTTTTGCCAATGCATCGACCTGCACATCCTTTACAGGGACACTCCAGTAATCTGGATTACCACCCATAGCAGCGATACTCATACCAATACCACTACTGTTTCTTAGGTAGGTATGTGCAACACCAGTTCTCTGATCATATGGGTGTGCCTTATAAACACTACCATCACCCTGAATGATGCTGTGGTAGTGACCTTTAGATTTGAAGTTATATCCGCCACCTGTCCAGTGAAGGAAGATCTTTCCACCCTTAGCATATGGTTTGGGTTTCTTAAATTTTTCACCCCCTGCCATTCTGTCTTCGGAGGTAGTACCTTGTTTAGGACGCTTCTTCCTAACAGAACCACCTCTTGCACGCATCTCTATGGATCCATCAAATGGTCCACCCTCTGAGAATTGATTAAAGATGCCGTCTAACTTAGCAAGCTCTCCAGAAATATTTGCTCTAATTACTTCACCCAAAGGTCCAAGCAACTGCATGACCGTTTTAATGGTCTTTAGAATACCTGTGCCAATAACCTTTGCGAGTGTGATTTGAGGTAGGTTTACATACCCACCCTCAGCCATCTTAGGTGCATCAACCTTACCACCTGCAGCTTTACCACCTTTATCTACATCAAATGCGTTAAAGGTAAAGAAGTCAAAGATACCAGCAGCAACACTGCCAGGATTCATCAATCTCTTGACATTCCTTATAACAAGAGAAACTGTCTCACCAATAATCTTAAATCCCGTGCCAAATACAAACTTGGTAAACGCAGCAATAACTTTGAATGCACCACCAAGCAAGAATCCAACTAAACCACCAATAACCTCAAAGAATACACTGAGGAAGCCCATCGCTTCATCCAAGAGAGGTTTGAATGCAGCACCTATCACCTCCATACTAATACTGAAGAGCTGCTTAAGTGGCTCAACTATGCCTTGCATAGTGTCACCAATAAATGCACCAAGTTTCTCACCTAAGAAACCACCAATGGCACTACCAATCATAGGTGCCAAAGGACCTAGGAAAGGTGCGATAGCAGTGACTGCTGCTGCACCAGCAATAGATCCAGCTGCCTGACCTACACCAGCACCAACTGCTCTACCTTCTGCTTCACCAGATGCAAGACCTGCCATTGTGCGAGTGATACCACCCACAGCAGCGAATGCACCAGTTGCTAGTCCACCTTTAACACTACCACCACCAATTCTTTTCAGCGCTCCACTAGAGCGCATACCCATCTTGGAGCCTTTGAATTTATTAAAGGCACCACCCATTCTACCCTTGGCACCTTTGTAGATATTGCCAGCTCTACGACCTATATTGTCCTTAGCTCTACCTAGTGGACCGCGTGTGCTCTTAAATCTACCTTCAAAGTCAGCAAGTTTACCTTTACGCTTGGCGGCTTTACGCATCGCCTCATACTCTTGCTTAGTATAAGGTCTGCCCGTTTCTTTATCAATATACCCGTTTTTGAATGCCTGCTGACGCTGCTCTGTGGCGGCATTCTGTTTGCCCAAATTCTGGAACATGCCCATGACCATTCTTGCGTCAGTCACAAGTTTCCATGGTCTCATCAAATAGCGGAGACCCATCAAGCCTCCAGCAAGTTGAAGTATTCCACCTACGAAGCGGAATCCCCTCTTAATACCTGACTCATTGAATCCACGACCAAAGATATTGGTCAGTCCATCCATGATTGAGCCTATTGCAAGGCTCGTCAATTTGAAGACGAATTTGCCTATCGTCCAAAATAGTTTGGCGACCTTTACGATCTTATCGCCATTCTTACTTAACCAGTCTAAGGCACCAAATACAATAAAATATTTGAAGATGGTCCCTAAGAATCCCATCAACTTACTGAAGAAACCCATCGGTTTCTTCATTTTCTTCTTACCTTTATCTACCTCTTTCGGCACCTCCTTCGCCATTTCCTCGGAGGCTTGCTCTGCTACCTTTCTCTTCTTTGTTGCTCTCTTCTTCTTGAGAAAGTTTTTAACCCTAGACCACAAAGAGACTTCTTTCTTTACATCATCCTCAATCTCTTTTACATCTGCTCTACCTTTATCAGAAAAGAATTTTGTCTGAAATTCTAATAGAGTTGTAGTCTCTTTTAAGTTTTGTCCGACTCCTTCTACACCACTACCAATTCTATTGAAAGATAAGCGCAAGGCATTAAAAGACTGACCAAAGTTGGTTTTACCCGTCATTGGTTTGATCTTTACAAACTTTCTAATAGTTGCTTCTGCCATTAAAGTGACATTCGTGATTGATCTTGTTTCTGGCGTCTTTCCTCTTCAGCGAGGTGAGCCAATAAAAGATTCACATATACATCTCTTTCCCAAGGCATCAGATTTTCAATCTCTGTGAGACTGTATTTGTGATGCTGCACTAATGCAAAGTTAGTCTTGTAGTAGTTTTCAAGACTATTATGCATTAGGCTTAGGCGAAAAAAGCCGCTAGTCCCTCAAGTTTAATTTCATTATCTACACCTGTCTTAGGATTCTTGACATTCAAGGTATAAGACAGTTTGGGCATAGTTTCAAAGAATGTCTGAATCTTAGCAAATTGATCAGAATTCAGATTCTCAAGAAACTCGATTGCTTCTGCTTTCGTGAAATCAGTGTGAATTTCTTCGGTGTCGTATACTGCCTCAATACACTGCGCAGCAAGATCAAAGATATCATCTAGATCTGCTTCATCTTTCATGTTTTGGTTGATAAAGAGATCCAGTGAAGGATACTTCATCTTGATACCAATATCATCATTGAGCATGATCTTCTGCTTGTGTCCTTCAGGGATGTTGAGCTCAACTTCCTCTAGAGGGACTTGTACTTCGACCATTGTTGTGTCATCGTCAGGGCAAGTGACTTTGAATTCACTCACTTCAGCAACCGCTTTAGAGCGAATGCGAAGGAAGATATACTCAATCTCAAAAGTGGCAAGTGACTCAATTTTTTGTTTCAGGTTTGTGCAGTTTTTGATGATAGTCTTAACTGCTTTAACCATCTGTTTCTCATCTTGCGATTCCATTGCAAGATATAGTAGTTTCTCTTCTTTTACAAGGAAAGGTCTATAATTAACCTTTTGACCAGTAATCGGAAGTGTCAATTCATATTCAGGAATTGCAAGCTTAGGTAAAGGCATAATACTCCATACTATTAAATCTATTTAGATGCCATATCTGGCGACATCTGACTGTGCCATAGGAATACCCAATGTCCTAGCGACATCGGAGAATTGGTTAACAACACGATCAGCTTTGTTTGCATCAAAGGAGATATTCTCCGATACAGTGTCAAATCTATATCTCTCATAGTAGAATTTAACATCTACCTTGATGAGATCTGTGGGTCCGTTAGTCAAACTCATAGCAGACATGTCATAAGGAAATGCCCCATACATCTGCCACACACCAGTGACTCTATTTAAGCGAAGCTCTGCATCAGTCAAAGCGTCCTTATATTTAACACCTGACCCAGACTCCCACTTACTTATAATAATGTTAGTTGTATATTGATCATACAGTGTAACACGATTTTCTGCGTCTGATGCAGTGTAATTCATCCATCTTTCAAAGAATGTGCGTGCATACATGTCCTTTGTAAGGATGAATGAGAATGCTGCATCACCAAAAGCGGTGTCAGTGGCAAAACGACGCATTGCACCAACGTCTCTAACTTGACCTGTAGTAATTCTCCTGCCAGGAACAGTTACAGAATCCGCGAAATAGTTGATAGTTTCTTGGTATTCTTTGAAATCAAAGTTTTCGTTAGCACGCAGCACAGGAGGTATCCCGATAAACACGGAAAATAGGTTAGACCTCGATGGCTCCTTGGCACCAGATGCTACAAGATCATAAAACCTCCTAAAACCATTAGGCTCTGAATATGCCATTTATAGGCGACTCCATATGTGATTTGAAGGGACATCAACCCATCGTCCTAACACATTAAACACGAATTGCTCAATGGGGAGGGGAGTCATATCGCGTAACTCGATCCTCGGGACGACTTTTACATTACTACAGTTGGATATAAAGTATTTATGATGGCATCTGGCAGGATATGCTTGACCACCGTCTGCCCATGACTCACAGATGCCTTTTCGGGCACTCGGTGCTAAATAGTGCACGTTGCCACCACTGAATTGACCCATTGGAGTGTCTAAATCACTTATTTGCACCAATGGAAACCTATCATACCATGGCAGATTCCCTCTAGGGTTGGCGGCATTGTAATTGAAAGTGATAATATCACCTGGCGTAAACCCGCCAGTATAGTCCTCCAGACCGTAATAGAGTTGACTACGATACCAGTCTTTTGATTGGGTCTTACCTTCAGCAAGATCTTTTACGTCTTTGAAGATGCTCATACCTTTAATTCTTTTTCGGTGAGTATCATAAATTCCATACGGCGATCAGCACAATATTCTCGTGCTGCTTTCCATTTTGCATCATTTACTGCATAAGTTTTAACCTCAGTGAGGTATTTCTTAGTTACCCTTTTTTGTTTTTTGGGTATTTTAGTCTGCGAGAGCGGTTTAACTTCGATAATGAACTTCTTAATCCTTCCGTGCCTGGTTCTTGCTCTGACGTAGAAATCGGGATAATAGCGATGAATCCGATTATCAACAGGGCTGAC